TTATAAATTTTGATAATGATGAGCATGGTAGAGAAGGTGCTATGAAAGTAGCAGAGTTATTTTCTCCAGGAAAATGTAAGATAATGCATTTACCTGAAGGATTAAAAGATGCTTCAGATTGTTTAACACAAAACAAAATACAAATATATAATAAAACTTTTTGGGATGCTAAGAAATTTGCTCCTGATGGAATTATAAATGCTAATACATTACTAGATGATGTACTTAAACCAGTCACTAAATCATTTGTTCAATATCCATTTGAAGGATTAAATAAAATTACATATGGTTTAAGACCTGCAGAGTTAGTCACATTTACAGCAGGGTCTGGACTAGGTAAGACTCAAGTAATGAGAGAAGTAGTACATCATATTATAAAATCAACAGAAGATAATATAGGTTTATTAATGTTAGAAGAAACACCAGTCATAACCTCAAAAGGTTTAATGAGTGTTGAAGCTAATCAAAGATTACATTTACCTGATGTTCATGTAAGTGATGAAGAAATGAAAACTTACTTTGATGCAACAGTAGGTACTGGTAGAGTATTTATGTTTGACCATTTTGGTTCTAACTCTATTGATAATATTGTTTCAAGAGTTAGGTTCTTAGCTAAAGGTTTAGATTGTAAGTATATAGTCATTGACCATGTTAGTATTATAGTATCAGACCAATCTCATGGTGATGAGAGAAGAGCATTAGATGAAATTATGACTAGACTTAGAACACTTGTTCAAGAGACAGGAGTATCTATGATAGTTGTATCTCACTTGAGAAGACCAGATGGTAAAGGACATGAAGAGGGTGCAGCTACATCACTATCACAATTAAGAGGTTCAGCTAGTATAGGACAGTTAAGTGATATGGTTATTGGGCTTGAGAGAGACGCACAGAATGATGACCCTGAAGTTAGGAACACTACTAGGATAAGAGTATTAAAGAATAGATTCTCTGGTATTACTGGTCCTTGTTGTGATTTAAGATATGATATAGATACTGGTAGACTTAATGAGGTAAAGTCAGATGACTTTTAATAAAGTTGTATTTGATATAGAAACAACCATGACTGCTGATAAGATATGGTGTATTGTTTGTAAACATGGCGATACTTATTATCAGTTTAAAGAAGATAGATTGCATAGGTTTGCTGAACTTATAAAGCAAACTGATGAAGTTATAGGTCATAACATTATTGGTTTTGATATACCAGTAGTCAATACAATTTTTGGTTATGATGTATTTGCTAATTGTAAAGTGACTGACACTTTAGTTTTATCTAGATTACTAAATCCTATGATAGATGGTGGACACTCATTAAGAAACTGGGGTACTAAGTTAGGTCAAAACAAAATACACTTTGAACAGTTTGATTATTTCTCAGAGGATATGTTAACCTATTGTAGAAATGATGTTGAACTAACTGAAAGACTTTATAAATTTTTAATTAACAAAACAAAAGACTTTGGTATGTCAATTGAATTGGAACATAAGGTTGCACAAATAATTCAAAAGCAACATGAAAGAGGATTTAAAATTAATGTTGTTGAAGCATATGAATTACAATCTAAGTTTCAAGAAGATATGAATGACTTAACTACTAAGGTAAGACAAACTTTTCCTCCAATGAAAATAGAAGAAGAGTTTATACCTAAGTCTAATAACAAATCAAGAGGTTATGTAAAGGGTGTTCCCTTTATTAAAGTTAAATACAAAGAATTTAATTTAGGTTCAAGGCAACAGATTGCTGAAAGATTAGTTATGCTTGGATGGAAACCAAAAAAGAAAACTGATAAAGGACATATTATTGTTGATGAAAAAGTATTATCTCAAATACATAATATACCTGAAGCTAAATTAATAAACAGATACTTAATGCTACAAAAGAGAATTGCTCAAGTCAATTCTTGGATAGAAGCTATTAAGGAAGATGGTAGAGTACATGGCAAAGTTATTACTAATGGTACAATAACTGGAAGAATGAGTCACCAGTCGCCCAACATGGCTCAGATTCCTGCTGTGTACTCTCCTTATGGTAAAGAATGTAGGGCATTATGGACAGTAAACAAAGGTTATAAATTAGTAGGTGTTGATGCTTCTGGACTTGAGTTAAGAATGTTAGCACACTACATGAATGATAAGGATTATACACATGAAGTCGTTAATGGAGATATACACACAGCAAATAAAATTGCTGCTGGTTTGGAATCAAGAGATAAGGCGAAGACTTTTATCTACGCATTTATCTATGGAGCAGGTTCAAAAAAAATCGGAAGTATCATTGGAGGTTCGGAAAGAGATGGCGAAAGAGCTAAAGAAAAATTTCTACGAGCAACACCAAGTCTTAGAAGCTTACGAGAAAAAGTGGAACGAGTGGCTCAACGAAGATGGGTCAGAGGACTCGACCAAAGAAAAATAATTATAAGGCATCCACACGCAGCTTTAAACACTTTATTACAAGGAGCAGGTGCTATTGTTATGAAATGTGCGTTGACATTGCTAGAGAATTATGTTATAAATAAACGAATCAAAGCATTTCCAGTTGTTAATGTACATGATGAATTTCAATATGAGGTTGAAGAAAATAAAGCCGAAGAGTTTGGAAGACTAGCAGTACAATCAATTATAGATGCAGGTAAACAATTAAATGTAAGGTGTCCACTAAATGGAGAATATAAAATTGGAAACAACTGGTCAGAAACACATTAGTAATTTAGCTACTGATATTAAAAAATTAATAGCAGATATATCTAATGGTAAACCTGCTAACATGACAGAAGAAAATATGAATGTCTTCTTAAATAATATTAAAGAAGCTATGTTAGCTTGGAATACACCACCAGTTAAGACAGATAAAGAAGGTCAACTACGAATGTCAGTATTAGGTAAACCACCTAGACAATTATGGTATGACAAACATAGTCCTAAAGAAAGAAGAGATGATGATGCAGGATTAAATTTAAAATTTTTGTATGGTCATATAATTGAACATTTAGTATTATACTTAGCTGAACTTGCAGGTCATAAGATAGAAGACCAACAAAAGAAAGTAGAGATTGATGGTATTACTGGACACATAGATAGTAAGATTGATGGTGAGATATGTGATGTTAAGTCTGCATCACCATTTAGTTTTAAAAAGTTTCAGTCTGGTGAGATAGTAGGTGATGACCCATTTGGTTATCATGCCCAGTTATCAGGATATGAAACAGCTATGGGTACTAAAGCAGGTGGCTTTCTTGTTGTTGATAAATCTTCTGGTGATATTTGTTTTTACAAACCAGATGATATGGCTAAACCTAATGTTAAATCTTTGATTAAAACTTTAAAGTCTACACTAGAACAAGATACTCCTCCAGAAAAATGTTATGAGTTTAAAACAGAAAAGAATGGAAACAAAACTTTAGCTACTGGTTGTATGTTTTGTCCTCATAAGTGGGAGTGTCATGCTGATGCTAATGATGGTAAAGGTTTAAGAGTATTTAAATATTCTAATAAGAATGTTATGTTAGCTGAAGTAGTTAAACAACCTAATGTAGATGAAATAACAAATGAATATAAGGAACAATTAAAAAGTTATGGAAAGAGAACTGAAACACAAACACCTGCTAATTAGAGCAGAGGTACAAAACCCTCCCAAGAATGAAGAAGAAACTATTTCTTGGATGAGAAAATTAATTAAAACAATTGATATGAATATACTTGCAGGTCCTTATTCATCTCAAGTTTCTAAAAAAGGAAACAAAGGATTAAGTGGTGTTGCTATTATAGATACATCCCATATTAGTATTCATACATGGGATGAGCAAGAACCTGCTTTAATTCAGTTAGATGTTTACTCATGTAAAGAATTTAAAAAAGCAGATGTTATAGATTGTTTAGATGAATTTAAACCTGTGACTGTTGAGTATAAATATTTTGATAGAGAAACTAATTTTATAGAAGTAAAGTAATGAAATGTTTTTATTGCAATGCTGAAGTAAGATGGAATAATGATTTTGATACAGAAGATACTTATCCAGATTCAGAACATACTATTGTAAGTATGTATAATTGTGATGAATGTAATACTTGGTATGAAGTTTTTCATACTAAAAAGGAAATGAAATGAACAGTAAACAAATGAAACCTATAAGAAGAAAAGCAAGACATATACTTGTTCAATGGTTGCAGTCTTTGTTATCTAAAGAAGAAGCTAATAAAATTAATTATAAGAATGTATTTGATTTTATTCCTAATCAAACTCATTACTATGATAGTCAACATCAATTTAGATTACAACCTTGGTCTTATAAATGGATAGTAAAGAAATTAAAAAGAAACTCAGAGTTGACAATAGATGATTTAAATGATATGTTGCAACCAACTGAACAACAGTTAAGAAGAAAACAAATGATAGAACAAGGACCACTATAATGACACACAAAGATATGTTTAAAAGTACTACCTATGATTCATTAGATAAGCAGGTAAATGGTGACCATTATAAAAAAATGAAAATACAACCTGCTGAATTTATAAATGAAAATGGTTTATTGTTTGCAGAAGGTAATGCTATTAAATATATATGCAGACATAAATTAAAAGGAAAATCTAAAGATATTGAAAAAGCTATTCACTATCTTGAAATGATATTGGAGAGAGACTATGACTAAAGAATCACAGATAACACAATTAGAAAAAAGAGCAAGAGGTTTTCGCAGAATTATCTCAGCATTAAATGATTTACCTATGTATGGTATTAACAGACAGATAGATAAAATACTTCATGTTAAGATTGATGCATTGAAAGACCATCTTAAATTAAAGATAACAAAAAACAATGATAAGTTAAATGAAATGTATACTGAAAGTATAGATAGTTTAGCTGATGATGATGGACAACAAGGTGAAGTTGCTCCTGTTATTTTAGAAGATATTCATAATAAGAAAGTTTAAATGACAAGTATTGAAGATAGAGATGTAGATGCTACATATGAAAATGAACAAAGTACTGTCACTATACCTTTAAAAGAATATGATAAATTAAAAGATAAACAACATTATATTACTGATAAAGATTTAATTGCTTGTATAGATAAGATAGAAGAATTAGTTAGAGCAGTAAGAAAACATATAGTAAGGACAGAGATATGACAAATATAGTAGGACTAAATGGTCAGAAAGTAAAACCTAAAGAACCAAAAGAAGTTTATAATTTAAGAGTTTGTTTAATTGGTTCTGATGATATAGATATTAAAAGAATAGAAACATTTGGTGTTGCTGAAGATGGTTTCTTTATGGTTAAGTCATTGGACAATCCTAAGTTTCCTGTGTTTATGACTAACCCTGTTAGAATAAGAACATTAGAAACTTATAAAGAAGGTACTAAACCTATGACTAAATTAAAAAATGAAAAGAATGATGATGATTTTCTTGTTGACCTATTGAAAGCAAAGAATGAAAACCAATCGAAAGCTTAAACAAAAGAAAAGAGTTAAAAGAAAAGAAGCCCATTTGATGGGGTTCAAATTAATTATAAATAATCAAGGACAATTTATTACAGAATTATCTAAGTATCCTTTAGATAAAGTTCATTTACATTTTAAAAAAGAAAATGCTGGAGTTATTAAAGCTTTGTTAAGAGAGTGTGATGCTAAGTTTAGTATGCTTTCTGAAGACTTAGAAAAGATTGCTTCAGATGTTTTTCATAATTAGATTTTTATTTCTTCTTCAGCAGCACAAATAAATTTAATATACATTTTATATTCATTAACTTGTTCTGGTCCTAATTGTAAATTTTTATTAAAAGATTCTTGATAACCAGAACTCATACAATCATAAAATGAATCATAAACATTAAACTTATGAGGTTCAAGACAACTTTCTGCTACACCAGAACATAAAATTAAAAACAAAGCTATCTTCATTATTCTAATATTAAAGAAGTAATTTTCTTTTCTCCCATGTATATCTCTATGTTTGCCTTAGACTTCAAGCATTTATATACAACTCTATCTTCAGGTGATTTTTCTTTCATAGCAAATCTTTTTGCTTTTAAACATTTTGAAAGTGTGTCCATGTGTAAGTGTTCCTTAATCTCATGGTCTACTATTAAAAGTAAAGCAAAAACAACCTCAACCATTAGTGTCCTCCATTTCCATTTCTAATTAATTTTTCTACATCAGTTTGTAGTTTTGAAACTTGTTCTTTTAAAAAATCAATATTAACTGCATTATGTCTCATGCCTTTAATTTCTTTTTCTATATCTTCAACAATAGAACTAAGATGTTCCACCAACATGAAAAGTTCTGCTTCCCCACTTGATTGACCTAACTCACCTCTAGGATATTTAATTCTAAACTCTGAGTTAGCTTCTAAATCTTTTTCCATTAACTCTAACTTTGTAGAATGTTTATTTAATGTTTCAACAACACCAAAATATGCCCACACTCCTACAGCAACAGCAATAACTATGCTAATAAGATTTTTCATTGGCATACTTACTGATGTATTTTCACTTATCTTCATTATATTCCTTGTAATCTAGGGTCTTTACTAAATATATTCTTTGTTGCTTTTGGTCTAGCTTGAGAATCTTTACTTCTCTTTCTTAGCTGTGCAACAGCAGACTCCTTTAGTTGTTTTTCTTTTTTTACTTTTTGTAAATCTCTTAATAAATTCATTTCTTTTTCCTTTTACATTTACATCTAGGTGCAAATAGTTTATCTATCCAAGAACACATTACATCTAGTTTTGCAAAACAATTATATAAAAATCTATCTATCATCTATATCCTGGTTCTAAAAAAAGTGCCATTAAAACAAATAATATAATTAATGTACCTGTAAAATAATAATTCATAATTACACTCCATAAACTATTTTTTTCCACCTTTAAATATTTGTGTTCCTTTTATACCATAGATACTTGCCACGACAAGAATCCATAAATTAGTGAACCAACTGGGAAGCTGTTGAAATTGTTCAAAAAATTCTTTTATCTTAGCAGAAGCATTTGGGTCATCACTAAAAACTCCCCAAGCAATCACCAAAATTGGCAATGTGAGAATTACCAAAACTGCTTCGTCTTTCCAGTCCGACTGTCTTGCTTCTAAAAGTTTACCACTATATTCAATTTCTCCTGATGCCATCTTCTCTGCGTGTTTAGCTTGAGCATTAGCCATCATCATTTTTGTTTCTTGTTTCTTTTTATATATATGAGTACCAGCATTCATTGCTAGTTTAATTGCACTAAGCCACATTTTTTTCTCTCCATTCTTTTACATCAAATGATGGACACTTCTTAACATCATCTACTTCATAGTGTCCTATTATTTTTGTTATACTATATTTATCTTTTAATTTAATTACTATATCTTTTAATGTTTCAAATTGTTTATCATTAAAATTATTTTCCCAACCACCTGATTTATCAGAGCCACCTATCATACAAATTCCTATTGATGTACCATTAACTTGTCTAGCATGAGACCCTGTTCTATGTTCTTCTCTACCAGTCTCTAATGTTCCATCTCTTTTAATTACATAATGATAACCAATATCATCCCATCCATTATCAACTGTATGCCAATGTTTAATTTTAGCTGCATCTACATCCATATCAGCAGGTGTTGCTGAACAATGTATAACAATCATATCTGTTTTAGTTCTTGGTGTCATCTGTATCCTTAAATAAATTATCAGCTAAAGACTTTAATTCTTTTCTATTCTTACCATCTATTCTGTTATTTAATATTGATGTAATTTTACTACTCCAGTCTTTGTCTTCAGCAAATCCTGTTTTAGCTATAGCTTTTATGATATTTTCTTTACTACTTTTACCTTCATTATACAGTTTAATTTCTTTCCTCACAACTTCATAACTAGGTTTAGTTTGTACCCATTCTAAAAACTGTGTAATAGAAGCTTCTGGTGTATCAAATTTTTTAATCTTAGCATTACTATTTTGAGCAGCTATTGATTCTTCTTTATCATCAAATGATTGAAAGTTAAATAAATTATTACTACCTTCTTTAAAGAATCTAGAAGTTCCCCAACCAGTTTCACCACTATTAATAGCAAGAATAATATCACTAGGTATTATTTCATCTTTATTAATAGTATAAACTTTTTTTGCTGTATCTAATAACCATGTTTTCTTTTCAGGTTCTAACTCAGAAACATTATCATAAGTTTTTTCTACAACAACATTAGGTTTTTTAAGTGGGATAATTTTATTGTCTGCAGCTTTATTCATTTCATTAACACTAACACCTGTTGCAATTGTTGCAGCAGCAGCTATTGTAGATAAATTTTTTTTATTCATATCTTCCTCATTTGATGTTTCTTTTTTAATATTAGCACCTTCACCTGTTGTAGTATCTACTTGCATTGATTTAGAAGGAGTTACAATATCTCCTTGATTAAATTGTCTTTTTTCTAATTTGTTAGTTGGTAATTTTTTATTAATTCCACCATCTACTTCAATTCCAAAATCTTTTGCTCTTTCTAATATAAAATTTCTCCAGTTAGGTAGAGGAGCTATTCTTTGAAAGAATCTTTCATTAGCTCTTTCAGTATTACCTTTAAAATAATCTTTTAATATTTTATCAGTTTCATAAGCTATACTACCAGCAGGAAAAGCTAAAAAGAATGGTTGTCTAGAACCTGGACCAATTACATTACTTGCTATAAATTCTGGACCTATACCTGACATACCTGATAATCTCAAAGCTTCTGACCACCATTCATCAGCATCAGAATCAATATCAGTTTGAACTTCTCCATATTTAGCAAGTTCTCTTAATTCTTGAATACCACCATAAACAGGAATAGATGCAAGTATTTTAATCATAGTTCTTGCATCACCATTTTCAACTCTTTGTAATATTTTATTTGTTTGTGCAGATTTAGCCATAGCCCAAGACATAAATTGACCCATTAATCTTATCCATGGTGTTTGACTTTGTGTAAATAATAATCTATTAGATACTTGAGGTATAATAGCATCTCTATTAGCAGCTAAAATACCAGCATCATTTAAATTTTTTTTACCTATTGATGTATTAACAGCATCTTTAAATGATTTAGTACCTATGTTTAAAGCATCTTTTGCACTAATACCATATCTTTCTAAATCTTTTATAAAACTTGATGCTTTAGAAGAATTGATACTATTACCTCTACTAACATAATTTGCAAGTTTTCTAGCAGTTATATATGCATCATTAGCACCAGCATTGTATGCAAATCTTCTAGCAAATCCAGTTAACCATTCTAATCCTGAAAGTCTAAAAAATATATTATTAGCTGCTCTTAAACTTATTTTATCATTACCAAGCCAACTAGAGTGAGCTGTCATTTCATCACCTTTAATAGCTAAAGGTTTTTGTAATGCAGCTTTAACCTCATTTGAATGAGCTAATCCTAAATTTTTTGCAACTCCTGTTTCACCTTTAGCAGTTAAAGAAGTATCTCTTAAAGCTCTTAACCAAGATGTCCAGTTTGTAGAGTTAGTAAAAGGTTGTATTAAATCTCCTAATGATGCAATAGTAACTCTATCTAACATATTTAAATTAGATATTGTTGATAATGTTCCTGATAATGCTTTTAATTGATTTTCTCTAACCTTACCAAATCTATCAAAATAAGCATCTATTGTATCATTAACTAATTTTATTTCTTTTTGAGCTAATAATCTCCATTTTTCATTACCTGTATTTTTATATTTATCTTTTATTGATTGATAAAAAGGTTTTAAAAATTGTCCATTAGCACCAAATCTTTGAGAAAATGCTATAGAATTAGCTGACCTATTTACTAAAGATGATAATACTTGAGCAGTATCATTAATTAAAAAACCATTATCACTTAATAATTTTTCAACTTTTGAATAAGGACCTGTTAAAATTCTTTGTTGATTAATATGATTACTTAATGGTGTAATAATAAAGTTATTACTAATTTTTTTATCATTAATAAAATCATCTACATTAGTCTTAACAACATTACCTGATGAAATTTGATTTAATTGGTCTTTAAATTTTTTTGCAGCATTAGCTGGATTTTTACTACCTTTATTTTTAAATATTTCTATTAAAACTTTTTCAAATTCTTTTGGATTTTTATTTATTTTATCAAAATTATAAACTCTTGGAAAATAATCTTTTATATTTTCTTTGGAGAATATTCCTGATTCGTTATATAATTTTTTAAAATCATTTAAATAAGAATTAATTTTATTTTTTAATATTTTTTCTTTACCTGATAATTGATTTTTACCACCTCTTAAAGAATTTAAAACATTAACTTGTTCATTATTGTTATAACCTTTTGTTATATTAACAGCTCTTGTAGTCCAAGTTCTTTGAATTTCATCTGCAACTTTTGATACAGAATTTTTAGCATATGGTGAATCAATATTTTGTAAAAGAATTTTACTTAATGCTTCAGTTTTACCACCAAATGCAGATAATTTTGTTGCAGTAGTAGTAGCAGTTAATTCTCTAATTCTTTGTAATGTTAATTTTACACCTTCATTTTTAATAATATTTGTTGCTAAATTTTTATCACCGACTTGTAATACTTTACTAGCTTGAACACCTTTTGATAATCCTCCTAATACTAAACCACCGATAATCCATTTATTCATATCGTCATCTTCACTACCCCAAAGAGTACCAAAGGCATAACCGACACCAGCACCAAATAAAGGTCTAGTTGTTGAATTTAAAACATATCTAACAGTAGCATCTGAAAAACTTTCATTTTGTTTTAATCTTTCTAAAATTTTTACATCTCTTTTATTTATTAATTCTGTTTCTTTTTGTAAAAGTTTTGATTGTTTATTATCTAGTATTTTCTTTTCTTTTTTAAATTCTGTTTTAAGTTCTGTTTTTTTATTTTTTAATTGTTCTATTTTATTAGATGTTGCTTTAGTAAATTTTTCTTTATTTACTTTTTGTAAATCTGTAATATTTTTTTGTGTTCTTAAAATTAAATTATTATATTTAGGTATTAATGTTTCATAAGGTTTAGATAAATTTTCACCAGTTTTTTTAATTAAATTATTTATTGTTATAAATTCTTTATCACCAACTATTTTTTGAATATCACTAAATTCTTTTTTATTTAAACCTAATTTTTTAGCTTTAGCTCCATTAGCAACTTCAATAATTTGAGCTATCTTTTTTTTATCAGCTCCTGGTAAAGCTTTAGTAATAACTTTAAAAGTTTTCATAGCAGCAGGACCTAGCACAGCAGCACTACCTGCAGCGATTGCAGCATCTTTAGGTTTTAATTCACCTGTCTTTACATAATCTGATAATAATTTATCAAGACCTACAGTTGTACCTCCAATAGCTGCTAATCCTTTGTAAGACATAGTTGCAGCTCTTCCCCATGGTGTAAGATATGCTAATAAATAAAAAGGGTCAAGAAGCATAGATGCCATTTCCCCAGCTTTAGTGTAAATATCATTATCATATTTACCACCTTTAAATCTTTCAAATTTATTTAGAAGTGCTTGATTTTCAGCTCCAGCATTATCAAGTAATACTTGTTTTAAATCTCTATCATCATCTTTAATATCAGTAAGTTTAGCTTTACCTAACCTAAAAACATTACCAAAAAATTGGTCTTGTTTATCAAAACCATAAGTAAATTTTCTAAACCAAGAAGGTTCTTCTTTCTCAGATATAGTAAAAGTTGTGTCTTTTTTGGGAGATTCTATTTGAAGAGATTCTTTTTTAGGAGTGTCACTAATAATAAATTGTTTAACTTCATTAAAATTTGATTCAGGTTTTATAATATTTTTTTCAATAGATTCAATATCTTCTACTTTAGATTTAGTATCTTCTACTTTAGGTATTATAAATTGTTCTACCTCTTTGAAATTTGAAATTTGTTCTGCCATTGTTCATTAGTTAATAGGTCTAAATATTGTTTTATCATTTATAGGAAAATTAATATCATATCTTTCTTTTATTTCTTTACCTGACATTGGAATATCTAATACTTCTTTAATTTCTTTTATGCTTTCAAATACTGGTTTATTTACAATACCAAAATCATTAGGTATTAATTTTTTAATAACTGTATCAGATGATATATTATCAATTATTTTTTCTTCTTGTTTTATTGGTGTACTAATTTTAACTTCTTTACCTGCATTTTTTGATTTTTCAATAAAAGCTTGTGTAAAGTCATTATCTTCTAAAGTTTGAGTTTCACCATCAATAGTTACTATCATAGTTTTTTTTGGAACATTATCATTTTCACCTTCATTATCTTCAATTTTAGCTGTACCTAAACTATCAATTACTTTTTTAAAATCTTCACTATTATTATAAGAATAATTAAATACTTCATTTTGTAAAGCTTCATCTTTTGTTATAATATTTTTATTAATTAACTCAGCTAAAAATGAAGTGTTTACTCTATTTAAAGTTGAACTTTGTTGTCCATATTCTAAATTTTGTAATTGATTATTTATATCTTTTAATTTTTGAATATTAACTTCTTCTTTACCTTTATTTACTTCAGTAGCCATACTAATTAAAACATTAGTATATATATTTGAAACATCTCTTCTTTTATCTTCACTAAATATTACATTTGTTCCTTTTAAAGAATTATTAAAATCAATACTATTTCCAGTTGGAACAATAATTATATTAGTTTCTTTTCTAAGTACATTACTAAAATCACCACCCTCTCCTATTACTGCTCCATTAGTAACAGCAGTTCCAAAGTCTTTAATTCTATTTGCAAGTACTCCATCTATATTACCTTTATCATAATGTTTAACTAATCTATTTAAATCACCATTATATAATACAAATAATGCATCAGTACTTTGACCTGTTCCTGTATAATCTTTAAACATTTTTAAATTACTAGAAGTTGTTTTTGCAAATTCACTACCACTTCCTTTAAATCTTATAATATTATCATCTTTATCTGTTACAAAATAATCTTTTTGATTTGGTATATTTAGTTCTTTTGATACTTTTGCAATAGTTAAATTATTATTTGCACTTTTATAATCAGAAGTTTCTTTTGCTAATTTTTCAAATGAACTAAAATTTTTCTCAGCAAACTTGGTATATGTTTTAGATGTTCTATCTATGTTACTATATAAACCACCTGCAGAAACATTAACATCTTTACCTACATATTGTTGGTCTACATTTGTTTCAGATAATTTAACAGCATCTGCTGCTTTAATTTTTTCTTCAACTTCTTTTAATAAATCTTTTTCAGCTTTTTTCTTTTCACCAATAATTTTATTGATTAAAAAACTATCTCCTTTAGCATCTTTAATTGCTTCTGAAGTAACTTTATTAATTTCAGTATTAATTGATGCAGCTTGTTTTTCAATTTCATCAACATTACCTACTAATTTATAATCAATAGTTTTTCCTTCAAAATTATTTATATTAAGTTGTTTAGTTTTTTCATCTAAATTTTTCCAATTTGGATTTGTAATAGGAAGAATAGTTGCAGCATAAGTTCTAGCATCAATAGATTTTAAATCATACATTTTATTTGCTTGATTAATAGTATCAAACTTTTCTTTTTCTTTTGTATATTCATCTATCTCTCTTTTATATTTGTCTTCTTTTTGTTTAATTAAAAAATCTCTATTAGCTTTTAATTCTTCTGCTCTAATAGTTAATTTCTCATTAGTTAATTCTCTATCTCTTTCAATAGCACCTACTCCAAAATTTGCTAAGTCTTTCCAAATACTCATATTATTCCTCTACTTCTTCTTCTGTTGTTGCTTCTTTTACTTTAGATTCTAATTCAGTATCTACTTTTGATAATAAACTTTTACTTAGTGAATCTGGTTTAGGTATTGGTTTAGTTTCTATTTCTTTATCAGGTTTACTATCACCATCCATATCAATTGGTGTAACATCATCTTCAGGTATCATAGTATCTGGGTCACCTTCTTCTTCAGAATATAAAACATAATCTTTTATTTCTGCATAATCAGCGATAGCTATTAATAAATAAATAGTAGACTCAGCTAAGTTAAGCATCATATCAGGTGTATACTTTCCTTCTGTATAACCTTTATATAATACTACTTGTGCTATTTCATCTAAAGGTACACCTTCAGAAATAATACTTATTAATTGTTTTAATGTATCTTGTTGAGTTAATACCATGTATACAGCTTTCATAGCTTCATCTTGGTCTGTAATTTCAGGTGGTCTTTCCCATGCTTTAGGAGTTTCTGGAGCTGATGTTAATGATTCTCCAGGAATAGGAGCATTAAAAGGATTAACACCTACTTCATCAAATTGATTTTCTTTTATTTTTTCAGCCATTATGTCCTATACTTTCTTACTTTGTTTGCTATACTCTTTGGTTGTTTAACAAATTGTTTACCTGATGCTTTACCTTTTCTTTTAGCTGCACTTGTTCTTGCATACTCAGAAGATGATAAAGCTTTTATTGCAGCACTTGGTAAATATCTTTCTCCTGTTTTACTAGAAGGTTTACCAGATTTTGTTCTCCACTTTTGCTTACCCCAATTTTTTAAGCTTTGTTGAGACTTTGCTAGTGCCATTATGATTTATATCCTCCACCTGCTTTCTTATAAGCTTTAGCTAGAGCTTGTGCTTTTCTTGCACTCCATTGTCCAGCTCCTGTGCCATGAGAAGCTTGTGATTTTATTCTATTAAATATTTTTTTTCGCATTGTTGGTTTTGTATAATTACCTGCTTTGTTTACTGCCATGTTAACTACTTCCTATTAAGTTCATGTTTTTATAATAAGTCATTATTCTTTCTCTATCTGCGTCACTAAATACTCCTTTTAATAAACTACCACCAGCACCTCCTTGTATATCTGTACCAGTATAACTACCTACTGTTGTTTGCATAGTCATATCTTGTGGGTTCATATAATAAGGTTCAAATATTTCAGGTTCTGAAGGTTTTAATAAACTTTTTGATATACTTGATGCAATTGATTTAGTATCTATTTTTTTAGGTTTTGTTGAAACAGGGTCAGCTTTAAAAGTATTTTCACCAGTAAATCTATATCCACCTTGACCATTATCAACATAATCTCCTGTTTTAGCTAAGTCTGATATTTCAGTTTTTACATTGTATTCACCAGTACCTGTTCCATAATAATCCATATCACCACTATATTGTAATACTTCTTTAGAATATTGATTTGTTGCTACATTATTTTCAACAAACGAACCTATTTGTTCATCATTAACATATGTATTTAATTCAATAGCTTTTGATTTAACATCATTAAACATTGTTTTTGCATTTTTTCCAAATCCATTAAATCTTTTTTCATATGCTGTATTAATTGTATCAGTTACAATTTTATCAGAATCTACACCAACAGCATTTGTTTTAGTAAACCATCCACCTTTACTACTTAATGTTTGTTTACCTAATTGAGATGAATCTAATGTTCCTTTTTGAATTGCAGCAGCAGCATCTGAACTACTAATAACAGAAACACCAGGGTCAGTAGAACCAAAAACTTCTATTGTACCTTCTTTAGCTGTAAAAGGTTTAGGTGTAATTGATTTTACTTTATCTTTTGCTGCTGTAAATAAATTTTTAGCACCTGTTGAAATATTAGAAAACATATCTTTAACACCTTGAGGTGCAAACTTTTGAAATCCTTTTGATATAGATTGTGTAATAGTGCTAAAACCTTTTGATATACCAGCATTAAAAGCTTGATAACCTGTTCTAATTTGATTACCTACAGTACCTATAGCTTTGATAAAAGTATTAGTACTATTCATAGCTGCAGTTGTTGCAGTACTCAATCCTCCTAATGCATAAGGCATAGCAATAGCTAAAGCAATAGAACCTAATGGTCCAAGTTTTTGATTTAATTTAGCAACACCACGCATAGTTGCTTTACCAACTTTCATAATACCTTTAGCTACACCTTTAAAAGCTTTACTAATAGGTTTTTTTACTGCTCTTGTTACTTTTTTAAATACTCTTGATACACTTCCCATATTATTTCCTTAGTTAAATTTTCTTAATCCTGTTTCTATTTTCATTTTATTTACTCTTTTAATTCCTCTGCCTGATTTATTCATTCTAATCCAATGACAGTATTTATCTTTACCAATATCTTCTGCTAATCTTGTTGCAGTATATTTGTAAATTTCTTTTATTTTGTCTAGTGCAGTATTGACTGTTTCTATATGCCAACAAATATCTCCACTATCCCAATCTAAATTTTCAAGTACTCCTGTTTTTAAAAATCTTTTTTCAGTAACTTTATTTAAATATGCCCAGTTAGTAAAAGCATAAGCAACATCAGTACTTGGATACCTAAATATTTTAAACTGATTTAATGACAAAGAAGGAATTATTGCTCTTGCAATATCTCTATCAGAAAGATAATTATATTTAGGAAACTCCCTATATAATCTTATTATGTCTATTATATCACTATTATTGACCATTGTCAATACTTATTTATTAATCTATTCTAGACCAAATATCCATAGCAAAACCACCAAGAGTTTTAAGTATGTCTGCTCTACCTTGGTCAGAAGCAGCTTCATTACCTAATGCAGCAATAGCTAAATTAGTTTGTCTCTCTTGTGCATTTTGTGCTGATTCATATTCCCACTTAGCAGCATCTCTCATTTCTTGCCATATAAATGATAAACCTTGATTACTTAAATTAAATGCGTTCATTGCGTTAGCTTGATTAACAGCATTTACTCCTGCAGTATTTGCAGTATTAAGTTGTCTTCTCCATGCAACATTTGATTGTTCTATTGCTAAAGAGTTTTGAGTATTAAATTGATTTCTATTATAATCTAGTTGTTCATTAAATTGGTCTATTTGAGTATTCAATGTAGATTGTAATCTTTCAGCTTCTAAAGAATTACCTTGATTTAAAGCAGCAATTCTATCAGCTTCACTAATATTATATTGTGTCATTGCATCATTTCTAGCAGCATTTTGTGTTTGTATTGTTGTTGCTAAAGATGTAACAAATTGTTGTGTTTGATTATCACTAGATGCATTAAACTGTTGAGCAGCATTTGCAGCAGCTTGGTCAGTTAACATAGCTTGTTGTCTATTCTGTGTATTTAATACTTCTGTCTGTTGAGCATTAGTTAAGTTAGCCATATCCATTTGCAAGAAAGCTTGAGCATTAGCTACTGCTTTTTGTTGTGCATTAGATAAATTTTGCATATCCATTGTAGCTAACTGTACAGCATTTTGCATAGTAGCTTGTTGAGTATTAGATAAATTACTTAATTCAAATGTTCTAAATAAATTAGAATTTGATATTGCAGTTTGTTGTTGGTTGTTTAAATTTAAAACATCCATACCTGCAATTGTTTGTGCATTTGCTAATGATGTTTGTTGATTAGCATTTAAATTTGCTAATGACATTTGTTGAGTTAACTGTCCTTGAGTTAATCCAGCTTGTTGTAAATTTGCTAAATTAGCTAATCTTACTTGTTGTTGTTGATTAGCAGAAGCTAAGATAGCTTGTTGTTCATTCATTGCATTAAGCTTAGTTAACTCTTGAGCAAATTGCCCAGTCATCATTTTAGCTTTCATGTCATTTTCAGCATTAACTAACTGAGTTTGAAAATTTTGTTGTGCAGTTAATACACTTGCTTGTTGTTCATTTGTTAAATTTTGTGATGCTCTTTGTTGTAATGCAGTAGCATTTGATTGAGCAATAGGTAAAGCATTTTGTATAATAGCATTTACTAATGCATCTCTACCAATAGTAGATTTACTTAATCCTCTTTGAGCTAAATTCTTTTCTACATTTTCAACAGCTCCTCTTGCCCATGTAGGAATTTGTCCTGTATCAATTCCATCTAATAAAGATGTAATCTGTGTAGATACTAAAGCATCTGTAGGTAATGATGCAACAGCAGCTTGTACAGATACAGGTTGTTGAATTATTGTAGCAGTAATTTGTGCAGGATTAGTTGCGACTGCTTCTTGAATATCTCCAGGTAATGTTGCAGTTTGTCCAGCTACAGTTGCAGCAGTACCACTTACAACTTGTGCTAATGCACCAGAAGATAATTGTCCTTGAGCTGCTTGAGCAACTGCAGAACTTGTTGGTGTAGCTGTAGCTCCTGTAGCAGTACCAGATAAAGTTCCAGTAACTGTACCTACTTGTGCTTGAGTTCCAACAGTACCAGCTTGTGCAGTACCAGTTTGTGCTGTTCCTGTTTGAGCTGTCATTTGAGCTGCAGTTAAAGATGAAGGTGTTGCAACTTGTGTAGATACTCCAGTAGTTGGAGCAGCTATAGTTGAACCTGTAATAGTTTGTGTTCCTACATCTGTAGGTGCAGCCATAGTTGTACCACCTAATAATTCATCAGATTGTACAGCTTGAGTTGTATATTGTTGTGTAGCAGTAGAAGCTAATTCAGGTGCTTTAACTTGAGAAGTAACATACTTATCAGCAAACTCTTCTCTAGTTCCTATTTTTTGCTGTTGAGGTTGAGAAGCAGTAGGAATATTTTCAAACTTCCTAGCTTCATCACCAGTAGCATACTTTTTTCTCATTTTATTTAATCTCATTCTTTTTACTTTTGGAATCATTGTTTACCTTATTTAATAAAAAAATTATATGCACTACCTAAAATACCAGATATTATTATTAATACCCAGATAGCACCTTTACCTTTGTTAATATCAGCTCTTAAACATTTAGTTTCGTTACGAAGTTCTTTTACTTCTTTTACTAAAAAATCTATTTTAACTTCTGTAGCTGATTTTTTTGGCATTATCTTCCTTGTCCTTTATAAATTTTTACACCTGTTTGTCTTCGTTTATGTTTATTCATAGTACTTGTATTTGGTCTTCTTCCAGTTGAACTTCCTTTTTGTATTCGTATATGGTCAACATGAGATTTAAACTTCTTAGCCATAATTATCTTGCAGTAGCTGGTATTGAAGCACCTACATTAGCTACAAGAGGTTCTTCTGCAAAAGCCATGTAGATGTAGTTTTGTCCATAACCATTTTCATCACTATCTGTTGTTCTTGTTTTAAAACCATTAGATAAAATATCTAAAGTAGTACCATTTCCACTAGTTTCTGTACCACTAGTGTTTGGGTGTAATTGTTTATTTGTTCCTGTTCCATTATAACCTAATCTAAGATTATCAAAAGTTAACCAATTTTTAACTAAATCAGTTGATTTTATAATAACAAAAGCTGGTTTAAATCCTAAATATACAAACGTACCATCTGTACTTCCATTGCCTGTGTAGCTTCCAAATTTTGAGTAGCCTTGTTTCTCTGCAAAAGCATAACCAACATAAGTTCTTCCACTTCCATCCCATTGTGTATTTGCTGATGATGGTAAAGTTATCAATGAATTAGAAAATGATATTGGGTTATTACCATAAGCTGCATCAGTAGCATTTAAAGACATTCTATAATTACTTGTACCATCTCCATCTGTATCAATCCAAGTTCCCCAATATTCTCCAGCATTAGAACGACATTTTACAATAAACATTTTTGGTTTTACTCCTAATCCATGTCCAAGAGTTTGAGATGTTCCACCAGTACCAGTATAAGAAATAATACTAAACCCACTTGTA